TATTAACAATTAACAGGGATGTTTCCAGCTTGTTTTCAAGAACAGAGAACTGGACACCCTAACAAACAAGGCAACCAGGGCTGATGCCCTGTCGAAGACCGTTGAGACCTACAAGGCGGAACTTGACAAGCTGCACAAGGAAAAGGATGAAACCCTCATCAGCAACGCTGTCAAGGCTGGCAAGATTGCCCAGGAGCAGGTGGAAACCTTCAAGAACCTCTTGAAGAACGACCGTGAGAACGCCATCAAGCTCATCGACGGCATGAAGGGCCGGGTACAGAACCGTGCGGTTGACTTCATCCATCCTGACCAGCATGGTGCTGGAAGCTTCGCAAACAAGAGCTGGGACGAGATTGACAAGGAGAACAACCTTGGCACTTTGAAGCAGCAGGACTTCACACTCTTCAAGGACCTCTACAAGCAGAAGTTCGGTGTGGACTACATTGAGTAATAACTTTTAATATTTTAAAGAAATGGCATTAAACAGACAAATTTGGATCAATACCATCGTCGAGAATTTCTTCCCTGATGATTCCTTCATGGCGAAAAGTATTGATGACTCCGACTTCGTGAACGTCAAGACCGTTCACATCCCTAACGCAGGCAAACCTTCGAGTGTCGTTATCAACCGATCTGAGAAGCCAGCGACCATCAAGGAACGAACTGACCAGGAACTCACCTACGACATCGACGAGCTGACAACAGACCCTATTCACCTCTCCGACGTGGACAGCGTGGAGCTTTCATACAACAAGCGCAACAGCATCCTTGCCAACGACCGCAAGCAGTTGCAGAAGACGGCTGCCCAGAACCTGCTCTACAAGTGGGCTGGAAGTTTGAAGAATAAGATTTTTACTACAGGTGATGCCCGTGAGGCGCATACTTCAGGTACAGCCACAGGCAACCGCAAGAAGTTTACCAAGGCTGCCGTGATGAAGGCCATGATTCAGTTCAACAAGGACGATGTTCCGGCAGAGAACCGCTTCCTGCTCGTTGACTCCGTCATGTATGCTGACCTGCTCGACGACCTGACCGACAAGGAACTTTCAGCATTCCTCTCCTGTGCCGATGCCTCAAGAGGCGTTCTCGGCAAGCTTTATGGCTTTGAGATCATGCAGCGTTCACAGGTGCTCCGTACAACCGCCAATGGTGGAGCCTTGCTGAAATGGGAGGAAGAAGCAGTAGCAACTGAGCTTGCGGCAGGTCTTGCCTGGCAGCAGGACTGTGTGAGCCGTGCCCTCGGTGAGGTGAAGATGTTCGATGATACAGGCAGCCCAACCTACTATGGTGACATCTATTCATTCCTCGTTCGTGCTGGTGGCTCTCCACGTCGCTACGATGGCAAGGGCATCGCAGTCATCATCGAGAGCAACGCAGCCTAACCGTTAACTCATTAATACAGACTCTATGATTTTACCAAGAGTAAAAATTCAGTTTCTCAATGGCCAGCTGGGAACCGTCGGTGAAAGTGCCGACGGCCTCATGGCCCTCATTTGCGGTGCAGCGGCTGTGGCAAGCACGATGGTGCTCAATACAGCCTATACCATCACGAGCATGGATGACCTCGCAGCTCTTGGCGTCACCTCGGAAAACAACGCAGCCCTCTACAAGCAGGTATCTGAGTTCTATGGCGAGGCAGATGCTGGCACAAAGCTCATCCTCTACCCAGTGGCCCCAACAACAACCGTGACTGCCCTCTGTGACTATACACAGACGAATGCAGGATACGCACGTGACCTGATTGCCAAGCAGAACGGCAACCTCAGAGGTATCGGTATCGCCAACCTCAACACTGGTACTACGGAGAAAAGTGCAGAAGGACTTGACCCCGATGTGTTCACAGCCTTGCCTAAGGCACAGCAGCTGGCAGAATGGGCAACCGCTGACCTCTATGCTCCTTTGTTCTTCATCCTGGAGGGAAGAAACTATGATTCTTCCAAGGAGCTGAAGGACATGACCCAGGAGAAATACGACCGTGTAGGCATCACCATCGGTGACACCGTGGCTTCATCCAAGGGCGCAAGTATCGGAACCTTGCTTGGCCGTGTGGCAAGCATCCCTGTGCAGCGCAATATTGGACGGGTGAAGGATGGCTCTCTTGCCCCATTGAAAATGTTCGTGGGTGCAAGCAAGGTTGATGAGTCGGAGAGTGCCATCAGAGGCATCTTCGAGAAGGGCTACATCGTACCCCGTAAATATGTAGGCAGAACAGGCTATTTCTATGCAGACGACAACCTGGCATGTGACCCTACTGGTGATTATTCGCACATTGCCACACGCAGGGTGATTGACAAGGCTTACCGCATTGCCTACAACCTGCTGCTTGACATGCTCCTCGATGAGCTTGAAGTCAACGAGGACGGAACCTTGCAGGTAGGCATCGTCAAGAGCTGGCAGCAGACCGTGGAGAACGGCATCAACAAGCAGATGACCGCCAATGGTGAATTGTGTGCATCCTCCGATGGCGAGGGATGCAAGTGTTACATCGACGAGACACAGAATGTGCTCAGTACATCCAAGGTTCTCGTAACTCTGAAGGTACGCCCATACGGTTATGCCCGATATGTGGACGTAAATCTGGGCTTTTTGGTAGAAACTAGCAACAGTTAAAGATTATGTTTAATTCAAGAGAATATGAATGGGCAGACATCTCCGTGGTTCTGGCTGGCCGACCTGTCACTGGCTTCCGTGCCGTAGAGTACAATCCCAAGCAGGAGAAGGAAGCCGTATATGCCAAGGGCAACAAACCGCACGGCATCCAGCGAGGCAACAAGTCGTATGAGGGTTCCATCACCTTGCTCCAAAGCGAGTACGAGTCGTTGAAACAGGCTTGTGGTGGAGACATCCTTGACGCATCGTTCGACATCGTGGTAGCCTATGGCAATGCCTCCAAGGGTGATGCCATCGTGACGGACATCCTCGTGGGTGCGGAATTTACTGAAGACAAGACCGCATGGAAGCAGGGAGACAAGTTCCAGGAGAAGGTGCTTCCTTTTATCTTCCTCGACAAGAAGGGCGCATAACGTTTGAACACCATTCAAATAACATTCAAAAACGATTTGAAAATGAAAGTAGATAAGCAGAAAGTGGAAGACTGGAAGAAGCAGCATGGCGAAATCTTCCAGATTGAGACAGGCGGAATGTCGTGCATCATCCGTAAGCCGACACGCAAGGATCTCAGTTACGTGAGCGTGGTGAAAGACCCGATCAAGATGCAGGAAGCCCTGCTCAAGCAGCTGTGGCTCGATGGTGATGAGGAAATCCTTACCGATGATGACCTCTTCTTTGCCGCATGCTCCCAGCTTGAAGAAGTTCTGAAGGTGAAGGAGGCTGAGATAAAAAAACTCTAGAGGATGCAGGTATAGAGGATGTCGATGCAAGCAGCATCTTGTATATAGATACCTTGCTGAGATATAATCTGTGTCTGGATCCCGACACGCTTCCCGATGAACAGTGGGCGTGGACTATCAGATATTTGAAGGATATAAAAATAGCAGAGAACAGGACAGATGGCTAAAAGTGTATTACAGTTTCTTATCAAGCTTCAGGCAAGCGAGGGCAACGTGATGAGCGTTGCAAGGCGCACGTCTGAACAACTTGATAGCATATCCCGAAAGGCTACATCCGTAAGGACACGCCTTCAGGAGGCCTTCTCGTTCTCCAACTTCAAGAACTCCTTGATGTCTCTGCCTGGCATGGACTTCCTGATGAATCCCTATACCATCATCGGTGCTGGCATCGGTGCAATCACGGCATTGGGGGCACAGGCAGAGAAGACAAGTGTTGCCTTCCGTGTACTGGTGGGTGATGAGCGCAAGGCAGGGGAACTGCTACAACAGATCAACGGATTCGCAGCAGCCACCCCATTCTCCAATCTCAACCTGGAGGGTGCAGCACAGATGCTTCTGAACTTTGGCGTGGCTGGTGATGATGTCATGCAGCGGCTCCAGCAGCTGGGAGACATTTCCATGGGCGACTCAGAGAAGCTCAACTCCCTGGCACTTGTGTTCGGACAGGTCAGTGCTGCCGGAAAGATGTCGGGTCAGGACCTGTTGCAGTTCATCAATGCAGGATTCAACCCATTGAAGGAACTCCAGAACATGACGGGCAAGTCCTACCAGGAACTGCAAGATATGATGAGCAAGGGAAAGATTGGCGTGGATGCCGTATCTGCTGCCTTGCAGCATGCAACAGGTGTTGGAGGTATGTTCCATGGCATGATGGAGGAACAGAGCAAGACCGTTGCAGGAAAATGGAGCACGGCTATCGGCTTGGTTCAGCAGCGGGCCGTGGATGTGTATGACAAGATACAGCCGTTCATCCTGCAAGCCATCGACCTGTTTCAGGATGTTTCGGGAAGTGTCCTTGATGTCGTTGACTCCATCGCTTTGTGGGCAACCGACTTGCAGCCAGTATGGGATGGTCTCGCTCTCATCTCCAATATTGCAGGAAGACTGTTCGGATGGCTTGCGGATGCCATATCTTCAACCATCGGATTCTTCTTCAGATGGAGAGCCGAAATAGGATATGTGGCATCTGTCATTGGCGTTGCCACCATTGCCTTTAACCTTCACAACATAGCCATGACTGCCTACGGTACAATCATCACGGTGGTGAGTGGAGCTACCAGGGTGTGGGCAGGTGTACAATGGTTGCTGAATGCTGCCATGAATGCCAATCCTATAGGACTGATCATTACCGGCATCGCTGCCCTCACAGCTGGCATCGTGTACTGCTGGAACAGATTTGCCGGGTTCCGTGCCTTCATCCTCACCATGTGGGACACCATGAAGGGCTTTGGCTCCATCATCAAGAACTACGTGACGGATAGAATCAAGGATTTGCTCAGTGGTGTTGGAGAACTGGGCAAGGCTCTGGGAGAACTCTTCAACGGTAATTTCGAGGCGGCCTGGAATCATGCTGTTTCGGGAGCCAAGAAAATCAGTGGAGTCAATGCTGCCGCCAATGCCGTAGGTAAGACGAAGACTCTCGCAAATGGAATCAGGAACAACTATCAGCGGCATTCAAGAGAAGAAGGCAGAAAAGGCTCGACCCTATATCCTCATAAAACAGCCCAAGCACCACACCGTAGCATTGCCAAACCGGGGCTGAAGGGAAGCACGCAAGACGTGATGTTCGGCTCTGGTGGTGGCGGCAAGGCTGGTAGTGGCAGTAAAGGCGGACATGGTGGCAAGTCCACAGCCGAAGCTCTGGCCACAGGCGGTTCCCGAAGTTCTAACATTCACATCACCATAGGAAAGTTCTTCGACAACATTCAAGTGACAATGAACGACAAGACGGACACAGCGGAGCTGGAGCGTGTCGTGCTCCAGTGCATGAACCGGGCCTTGTCAATAGCAACAAGTACAGACCGATGAGCACAACGAACAGATTCATATTACAGAACTTGGCCTTGCGAGCCATGGGACTCACCAAGATTCCACCATACTGGCTGTTCCGTGAGAACAACTTCCATGGTGTGAACCTTGGCTACCTGTCAGCGGCAAAGACCATTCCGGAGAGTTCCGGATTCGATGTTGACAAGATGACCGATGAGGAACTTGCCGACGTGGTACGTACCAATGCAAGGGGAATCCCCATGGTGCTGCCTCTCCGCTTTCAGCTGGAGGAGTCTGGTGCGAAGGAATGGCTTTTCCCTACGGAACCGATGATCAGTCTGAATGGTCAGAACATTCTCACCAGGCGACATGTGTCGAAGGGAACCATCAAGGGAAGCATCAAGGAGAGGTGGACGCAGGATGACTACAGCGTGAGGATTGAGGGAATCCTCTTTGGTGAGGATGGTAAATATCCCGAAGCAGATGTGGCAAAGCTTAGAAACTTCTGTGAAGCTGGTCATGTGAAGGTGCTCAATCCTTTGCTCGAAATCTTCGGAATCAGCCAGCTTGCCATCGAGAGTTGGGACATCCCGTTCACATCGGGAACGGCAAATCAGAACTATACCATCCAGGCATACAGTGACGACATCTACAAGTTGCTTCTGAGCCGTGATGACTTAAACGCATGATGATATGTACACAATGGCTTTTGACATAAGAATCGGCAAATACAAGCTTTGCATGATTGACAAGGTGGAAATCCACCGGAGCGTGGAACTCCTGGCAGACACGGCGGTCATCACACTCCCTGCATCCGAATACAACAAGGCTCTCCAGATAGAGGATAAACTTCACCGTGGTGACAAGGTGATCATTACCCTAGGCTACAAGGAGCCGGGACCTGAAACGGAATTCGAGGGATGGCTTCAGCGCATATCGACCGACGGAGGAAATATCAAACTGCATTGCGAAGATGACCTCTTTCTGTTCCGAAAGGACATCGGAAACGAGGTTCTGATGAAGGTTTCCCTCAAGGATCTTCTCTCAAAGGTGGTAACCGGATGTGGATTGTCATTCAAGGTGGAGTGATCCTACTCCTGGACATACAACAAGTTTGTCATCAACAATACCACTGGCTATGATGTGTTGAAGAAGGTGCAGGAGGAATGTGGGGCGGACATCTATCTACAGGACGAGACCCTGCACATTCATCCTCCAGGCGAGAAGATGGGAGTGGAATGCTTCTATGACTTTGCCCTGAACGTGGAGGAAGACAACCTCACCTACCATCGGGCAGAAGACAAGAAGATACAAGTCATCGTGAAGGCTCTGATGCCAGACGGAACCGTCAAGGAGATCGAGACAGGCTCAACTGGAGGAGACAGGATTGAAATCAAGTGTGCCACCAACGACGAGGCATCCATGAAGGCTCGTGGTGAATTGGAGGTGAAGCGCAGAAGCTTTGATGGCTATGAGGGAAGCATCACGGGGTGGCTCATCCCGGTATGCAGACCGTCAGACAGCGTGACTCTCCATGATGCGGACTATCCCTACAAGGATGGAACCTACTTCGTGACGGCCGTGACAACGGAGTTCTCAAAAGAAGGTGGCAAGAGAAAAGTTAATTTGGGATTCAGACTCAGTTAGAATATGGATGATTACAGACAGTTGCAGGAACATTTGAGAAATGTGGCAGGTGGAAGAAAGACCATCTCCATCTATCAGGGAATCGTGAAGTCGGTTGACGGCAACCTCTGTGAGGTGACCGTGGGAAGCATCAACATCCCTGGAGTAAGACTCAAAGCATCAGAACTTGCCGACGACGGACTGATGCTCATCACCCCAAAGGTGGGGAGTGCCGTGACCATTGGCAGTCTGTCGGGAGACCTTGCAGAACTTGTCGTTCTACAGGTGGACCACATCGAAACTATCGTCATCAATGGCGGCAAGCTTGGAGGACTCATCAACATTGGTCAGCTGACCGATAAAATCAATGAGCTTGTAGAATCCTTCAACAGCCACACCCATCAGGTGACCGTGAGCCATCCCGGTGGAACCTTTACTACAGTTAAACCAATGGAATCCGCAAAGACGTTCGACAAGGGCGACTATGAGGATGTTAAAATAAAGCATTGACATGAAAGGAATACAACTTGAATACAATAAGGATTCTCCTATATTGGAGCCAATTATGAAGCATGGAAGCCTGTTCGTGGGTGATGTGCTCAGACAGAACCAGGCACTGGTGCTTTCCCTCCATAAGGGTGAGCTGAAGGAGAATCCATCCGTGGGAGTCGGTATCAGCGATATGCTGCTTGACAATGATCCCATCTACTGGAGAACCCTGATCAAGGAACAGCTGGAGATGGACGGGCAGACCGTTGACAAGGTGACAATCACCATGACAGGCATTAAGATTGAAGCAAAATATTAAAATGAACATAACAATGATCTTAGAACATTTCTTGAATAAATTGATGGTGGTGTTTTCCACTGTATGGGGATGGTGTTTGTGCCTTCTCTTGATAATCGCCAATTTCTTTGCAGGATATGAGATTATGGTGGGGTTCACCGTCGGGGCTGTCGTGATGGATGCCTTCTGGGGCATTCTCTCCAGCTTGAAGCAGAAACGCTTCACCAGAAGTGAACTTGCCAGGGACTCATTCAGCAAGCTGGCAGTATATGGATCCGTGATTCTGATCTTTATCTTTATCGACAAACTCATCGGTGTGAGCAACGGACTCACCACAAGCGTAATCTGCATCTGCATCATCCTCGTGGAGCTTTTCAGTACAGCAGCAAGCATGCTGATCTGTTTCCCGAACATGCCGTTCCTTAAACTGCTGAAGAAGGCTCTTGTGGGTGAGATCGCGAGTAAAATGAATATTAAAACGGAGGACGTAGAAAAAGCCCTCGAAGCATTAAATAAAAAATGAGAGAAATCAAGTACATCGCAATTCATTGCACGGCTAGTAAACAATCTACGACCGTGAAGGAGCTGGAACTTCATTTCAAACGGATAGGTTGGAAAAAGCCCGGCTATCATTATGTAATTCTTCCCGATGGAACCATCAGTCAGATGCTCAGTGTCGAGAAGGTCAGCAATGGAGTGAAAGGCTGGAACTCAAAGCTCATCAACATCGCCTACATCGGTGGTATCGACGAAAAGGGAAAGCCTGTTGACAACCGAACAGAGGCACAGAAGAAATCTCTGGTGAGTCTGCTGAAGCTCTTGCGCAAGTCATATCCTGATGCCATCATCCAGGGACACCGTGATTTCAGTCCGGACTTAAATCATGACGGCAAGATTACTTCCAACGAATGGATCAAGGTTTGCCCTTGCTTCTATGCCAAGGAAGAGTACAAGGACATCTAAATTATAACGATATGAAGCATTACATTTATTTACTCCTGGCAGTGATCATGTTTGCTGCCTGTGGTTCCAGCAAGCGGATGGATTCATCCCAGAAGCTAGTGGTGAAGGACTCCGTGAATATCCGTGACTCCATTGTCTTCAAGGATTCCGTAATGATCCGGTATGAGTACAACCTGATTGATTCGGTTAAGGTAAGGGATTCCCTGGTGCTGGTTCTTGACAGCCAGGGCAACATTCTGAGCAAGGAGCGGTATCGGGACACGGAACGGAAACTGAAATCAAATAAGAATGAATACACAAACCAGAAACAGTATGAATCCAAGAAGTTGGAGACAGACAAACGGCATGACATGGATAAAAACATTCAGAAAGAGGTTGTAGAGCCTCCGTCCCATAAATGGGGAGTATATGTTTTTACCGGGTTGTTCATCTGTTTTATCCTGTTTGTCACCTGGTATTTTCGTGTGGGATATAAAAAATAAATAGATATGAAGACAAAGGTTAAGGACGGACAGACGATGGCAGACATCGCCATCCAGGAGTTTGGATCATGGGAGGCTATGGTGGCTATCGCCCAGAAAAACGGAATCAGTATAACTGAGATTCCGGAACCGGGGACAGAACTTACTCTGCCTGAAGGAACATGGAATCGGGTTATGCAGAACTTCTGCAAGAACAATGACGTATCTCCTGCTACTGCCAGGGACAACGGCAATGTCCGTCTGAGAATCTTTGGCGAGGAATTTACTCAAGAGTTTAAGTAACATGGCAAGAACTGTAGCAGAAATCAAAAAGACTATGACGGATGCTTTTATGGCTGATGCCACCATCCGTGAGAAATATGGGCTGAAGGAAGGCAGTACATGGAACGGCAGCTTCTCATCTGTGAGTTTGGAGAACATCATCTTCTTCATCGTAGCTGCTTGCTGCCATGTTCTTGAATCCATCTTCGAGCTATACATAAAAGATGTGGATGAAAAGATCTCTATGGCAGTGGTAGCCTCCGTGCCTTGGTACTACAAAATGGCAAAGGCTTTCCAGTATGGTGACCAGCTCGTATTGAACGAGACCACCCAGCAGTATGGGTACGCTATCATCGACGAAAGCAAGCAGGTTGTGAAGTATGCTGCCGTGAGAGACCGTGGCACAAGTGTTCAGATTCTTGTGAGCGGTGACAAGAACGGAATGCCTGTAGCCCTTTCAAACGATGTTTTAACGGTGTTCAAACAGTATATGAACAGGGTTAAGGTGGCAGGGGTCGTACTTTCTGTCCGTTCGAAAGAAGCGGATAAAATTATTATCAAGGCAAAGATCTACGTGGACTCATTGGTAATCAATACTGATGGAACGGTTATCTCTGGGGGAAGTAAACCTGTGGAGGAAGCCATCAACTCATATCTGAGAAGTATCGTATATGGAGGTACTTTCAATAAGACCAAGTTGACGAATGCCATTCTGAACGTAGAAGGAGTGAATGATGTAGAACTTGGTGATTGTTCCTACATGGAGGACGGAGGCTCAACCTATACGGTGATAAAAGGTAATAACTATACGGCCTTGGGTGGTTGCTTCATCGCAGAAGGTCTTTCAAACTCATTGAACTATGTGGTACAAGATTGATATGACAAAACTGGTGGTACAGTTATTACCTCCAATCCTGAGAAGCAAGTTTCTCACTGCTCTGATGAAAGTGCTCATTACTCCATTTGCATTCATTTATGACAGGATGCTGAAACACCGTGACAATGTTTCGGAAAGACTCGACATCACGGCAAATGTAATCTACCTGGAGAAAGTCATGAATGATACTTTCTTCTTGAAGGAAAACCAGATTTACATCGAAACTCAAGAAGAAGACTTGGCAAGCTATTGGCACTTCAAGCATAATGAAGCCCCATATAAATACTTGAAGAAGGGCACAAAGGAAGGCATCTATATGAAATGCAAGGAAGAAGGCAGCTATAAGGTAAGCTTTATAGTCTATGTTCCAACTTTCCTTTGTACTTCCCTAGATCAGGCAGTTGACAAATACAAGGGCAAGAACCTAGCCAGGATTAAGGAACTGTTATCATTTTACAAACCAGCTGGACGCACGTGCAGCATAATTTTATATGATTATGAATAGATTACTTTTTAATGAAGGCGGTCAACCAGTTTGCCTGGATGACTTGAAGACATTACAGGACCTGATGGTCGAAACAATCAAGGCTCTTGTCTCTTCATTGGTCAGAACCAACGTGTTCATTCTAAACGAATATAGTTTGCTTGGCTTTAGTTTTGATTCTGGTCGCTACAAAACAACCTTGTCTGCTGGCACACTTGTTGTGGATGGTGACTTCCTTCCATGGCCGGAAACGACACTGACCCTGGAATCACCAGGGCAACCTATATATATATGTGTCAAAAACAAGGAAGAAGACATTAGAACCTTTGAAGATGGACAGAGCAGAAACTGTACTCAATCCAAGGAAGTCTATGTAAGTACGGATCAGACAGGAGCAGACCAGGCTTATAATTTATATAACTTGCACTCTATGCTTGACTTACTCTCTTCAGCTTTAGGAATAGAAAGAACCAATACGAATGTACCTGTCACATTCTTCAATGGGTATTCCGGCAAGGTAAAGGTCGTGGACCCAGGTGACGGAACTCCAAGACAAATGTCTATTGATATTAGTACTTCAGCAGAAAACTGGGATACATCTTTGGGAACTATGGCAAAAGGTATGCTTTTCCGCATTGATGACGACAGCATAGGCAATGTCATTCAGGGCAAGACAACGCAGTCTTTTGAGTACAATGGGAAAAAGTATTGTCTTGGTATTTGCGCACAGCCTTTGGCACCAATAGTTCTTTTGCAGCCAGAGGGAGGATTTCCTTCAAACTTTTACGATGAAGATTATTCCTTTCCTCCTATTCCTGTATCATTTACATTTAAACTCAGTGAGTACGACAAAAGAGTATAGATAGCTTATGGAGTCAATATACAGTTTACAGCAACGTGCTGACACCTTGCGTCAAAAGACATTGGTGGATAGTATTTCCCCAGAGGAAGTTGGCAGTCTTCATGCAGATACCTTGGCGTATCTTGCAGATATGGAGCAGAATGCAGAAGGACTTGGAATCCACAAGGTCTATAAGAGCTTTGCTGCCATGAATGCAGACAGCTCTGCTCCTGTAGGTACAAATGGCAAGCCTCTTCGTTTTGGCCAGCTGGTTGCCGTCTATGATAAGGACAATCAGTCTCAGGCAGAAAACGGCAACATCTATGCCTTCCAGAAAGGAGCAGAGGCAGGATGGCTTCTGATGGGTAACCTCAACAGTATTGGAGAGGTTACCGCCAAAATTGCGGCTATCAAAAGCGATATTGCTGGGTTGAAGGACAAGGACCAGGAACATGATAAAGCCTTGGAAAAGAAGGCTAATGCTGAGAAGGTCAACAATTCCATGCAGGAGCTTGACAAGAAGCTGAATAGAAACCTTCTTGCCATCGAGTTTGACGATGAGACAGGAGATCTCAATGCCATCATCGGACAAGACTCTACCATCAGCTCTGTTTCTACAGATGAGGATGGAAATGTAATCATTGAACAAGAAATCATTTAAAAATATCATATATGGGCACAACAAAATTAAACATTGGTAAGATTCCGATTTCAAAGGGTGAGTACCAGGATGGTACTGCTTACCAGCGATTGAACCAGGTGACCATGCTTGGCTCAACGTACCAGAGCAAGATTGACGACAATACGTCTGCTCCTGCCCAGATGGGAGCGGACGGAGCCGTTGAGAACATCAACACGGACAAGTGGCTTTGCATTGCGGTTGGAAACGTTTCAGCCGCAAGAAAAGTCGTGTACAATAACGAGACCAGCGGACTGGAGGCCGGAAACGTACAGGAAGCCATTGATGAGGTGGGTTCCAAAGTCAGCGACTTATCTGAAAAAACGCATTATATCAATGGGTTAGATTGTGCTAAAGAGTTATATATATTTAATAACGAAGTTGGTATAAAAGACCTGCACCTTGCCTATAGAAATCATAATAACACATGGTATCTTGTGTTTTTTAATGATAGCAAATCTGTTGCTCAGACTGATGTCTATAAAGAAGAAATTGGAGGGATAATCCCAATTTACAAGTTAGAGAATGGTTCGCTAGCTGAAGTTATAGGATATATTGATGTTGATTGGAGTGCATTGAAGGAAGGTGCAACTGCTATTGTTAAGAAATTGCTGCCTCCTGCATTTGATATGTATTCAAACCCCAATATATCCAATCTCATACAAGATTATGATTCTTCTTATGTAGCAAAGAATCTGCTTGCACCAGATTCTTTCTCGCAGGTAACACAGTTTGCAACTTGGAATTTGGATGCAGATATCTGGAAGTTGGTTTCTTATAAAGCACCAGGAAACGCACTGTATAAATCGTTTGAAAGGGATACCCCATTACTTAAAAGTGGGCATATTTTTTACTTTTGTGAAAATATGAAATCTAACGCAGAATGCAGGTTTATAGCACAGATTGATTCTACCAACAACTCCGTATGCATTCATAGTGGTAGTGGAGAATATGAGTTTATGTCTAATGTTCTCAAAATAAACTTCAGTGGTGGAGGTAATAATCTTCTTGTTGTTGCAGCCAGACTGATGGAATCCGCATCTGTAGAGGTAAAAGATTTCATAATGATTGACCTTACGGATATATTTGGCAAGGATAATGAGCCGTCAAAAGAATATATGGATTTCCTTTTTAAGAGGCGAATGTCCGTATTTTATGGAGAAAAAAAACTATTTACATCAGAGAATTTTGCAATAAAGGAACTCTGTGATAAAGTCAATGATTTGACTGTATCTAGCAATAATATGGCGCAAGGTCGTATTACAAGTGACATGTTCAAAGAAAAAAATAAAAATATTCTTATAAATGCGTTGAATGAATCCATTGGAGATTTTGTGAAAATAAACAAGACTAATGACGTATGTGTAAGATATGTGACGCTTGACGATGATACTCATGAAATCTATTCTAAGATAAACTATTCACTACGAAAAAAAATCCTTTTTGATGGTTTAAGTGATGATGCAAAAGCAAATGCTATAAACGCAAGGTCTATTGAACGAATATATAGATTTGCCGATGCCAAGTGTCTTTCGGATTTGGATAGAGATTTTAGCGTTAAATCGAATATAGATGGAGGTGAACCAAGTGCCATTGTTTCTAAGGATGGTTCAACTCTATATTTGTATTCATACCTTAAAAGATATAGCTCTTACGATGGTTTTGTATGGAGTGAACCTGAATATCTTAAATGCGGAGGAGTTAAAATGGCAGACCGTGGCAATGAACATTATATGATGCACTGTAATGTTAATTTAATAGATGGAGTGTATTATCTGACAGGATGCAGACAGAATTTAGGTGGCGAGCTGCTTTTATATACTTCAAAAGATGGTATAAACTTTGAATATGTAGGAATAGCATTGGAGGCTAACCATAAAGTAGGTGATTATTCTGCCAAGAATTGGGGTAACACCTATATGATAAAAGATTATGGAACTGGATATTATTATCTTTATTTCGAGTTTGAAGATGACAATATTCATTGGAATACTGCTGTTGTTCGAAGTCTCAATCCTTTAGATGGAAGTTGGAAGAACTGCAAGGAAGATGTTATCATCAAGCCTGCCTATCAGTCTTCTCATGCTAATTCTAATATGTTCGGTTGTGGCAATGTGGACTTTGTTAAAGGTATGGATAATCAGCCAATTAAATCTAACGGTCGTTTCTACATATATTACCATGGCACTTGCTACGAAAGAAACAAACACTTCAATCAGTCAAATATAATGAGAGCATATTCTTATAATTTAATAGATTGGTTTGATGAAGGTGTAATTCTTGATGTTCGAAAGAAGCCTTCAGATATAATAAGTTCTGATGGTGAGAAAACTGATGGTGACAACACTTCTGGAAATGCTGACCATTGTGTTATTGAGTTTAAAGGTAAATCTTATATGTTTTACACTTACGATATTAATCATGCAGAAGGAATGGAGCGCATATATACAGTGATGGATTCTAGAAGATTCATAGAATTGTTAAATCTTTTTCCTTGAAGTCTAAGTCGCTGACTTCGTAAATAACAAAAAAGCTAGGTAGAACTTATGAATCTACCTAGCTTTTTCTGTTTTTTGGGGAATCATCTTTATACCTGTTTATGTTTTCAATACAAAAATAATCCTTTTTATTATCTTTCTTTAAGAGATTTTCTTATAAACCTTAATGATTCATGTTATGTTCTTGCAGACATTAAGAAAAGCTCCTATCTTTGCACCAGTTAACCTATTTTGGTGACTAGTGCTTTTTTATGCCTGGTAAGTTAACGGATAAGATTTATTTTTCTCAAAAAGATCATATCTTCGCACCAAGATTGCTAATTTAAATAGCAAAATTGCCTTGAAAGTGGAATAGATAAGGTCCCTGTTTCAACTTTTGGGGACTAAATTTACTATTATTTATTAGCATGGCAGAAAACGCACGGAAACACGGAAAAGTGTTTTTCTATTTTGGGTATTTTTGCCCACAAATAGAAAACTGCTGCTGATAAGTTGATGAATAGGCATCAGATTTTAGTAGCATGTTTGTTTAGTAATAGTATTAAAAATTAGTTAATATGGTAACAATTTTAATAAAATGTGGACTCTTACCACAAGAAAAAATGGAGATAATATTGATAGTACTTATCGGGGGATTCCTGATTTACATATTAAAGCATGAGTGCCACATGGATGATGGAACTGTGAAAGCTATTATAGAATTTTATAACTACTGGTTATGGTGCTACTTATATAAATTCAATAGGTGGATTGACAAGTATGTTCTAAAGAAATAAGGTGCAACATTTCTGCTACACCTTAATATTACATCAATCAATGTTCTCACAGATATACATCGCAAATGAGCGGCAATCTGTGTGACCGGAGGCCTTGCGTATTCTATACTCTGGTATTCCACGGAAAACATTGGCACTAATGAATGTTCTTCTCGCAGTATGAGAGGCGATGAGCTTATACTTTGGGAAGATCTCCTCCTTGATCTCATCTTGAATCTTTGTCTCAAGTAGTACGTCCTCTGTGAGTCCTGCCAACTTCATCAACTCATGAATCTTACTGTTGTAGCATCCAATTGTGGCCTTGTATGGAGCAGTATAGTTGTATTTCTCCAGGATCTCATAGGTAGTCTTCTTGTCGATGGCGAACTTGTCTATGTCAACAACAGCTCTGTGCCCAGTCTTTTGCTGAACGATGGTGAAGATGTTTCGGTCAAAGTTCTTCTTCTGGATTCTGAGCATATCGGAGTGACGTTGACCTAGATTGCAAGATAGAACAAACATATCCTTTGCTTTCTCCAACAACGCACGATGATCCTTACGTTTAACCAGTGGCTGAAGGTTAAGGTGGTAAATCATTGACACCTCATCTGGAGTAAGTGCAATGGTTGGTCTTCTGTAATCAGGAACAGTAAACTCAGCGTAGGTGTCACTAATCTTGGCTCCATGCTTGGCAGACCACTCTAAGCATGAACGGAGCTGATAGCATAGTGTTCTGATAGAACTAGGTTTCACGCCCCTGTCCAGCAATCGAGAAATAAAGAAGGAATAGAAAACATCCCCCACTTGCGTAGGTAGAATCACACAGTCAAGCTCTTGCTCTATCAGTCTAATGTGGGATAACAAACACTGATGAGACTTAGGATAATGTGGAAACAATCTTGCCTTGAAATTAATCTTGGCGGTTAAACACTCGACCAAACTTGCATTTGTAAGGTCAATACTAAAACTCTTACTTGCCTCGCTGTGCATAAACTGAGCGAAAGCAGCCTGTGAATAAACAGTCTGCAACATAAGCGTAACCATTAAAGTAAGCGTAACACCGTGAAAGAAGGCAGAGGGTGTTACGCTGTCCCTTTGTCCGAGGCTCATGACTTCCCCGTTAGCCTTCCGGATGCAAATATACAAAAATATCCGTTAGCATCCAAATGATTTTCGGAAAAACTTGTTTTTTTTCTGATTTTGGCATCAAGTTGCGCAACTTATCAAATAAATCCGATGGAAAATCCCTAGTTTTGCACAAAAAATAAAAATATGGCTAACTTTAATAAATGGCAAGCTCTTCATCTAGGTATGAAACTTGCAGTAGTATTAGTAGGTGCATATATGTTTGCACATGTTGGTATGGACTTTACCTTCTCTTTCATTTTCTTATGGAAGGGATTGAGTAACATGAAAAAGAAGGGGCGTTAAACCCCTTCTTTCTTCATTTTGCTTATCACAATATGTTAGATAAAATACCATTTAAACACCCTTTAAATGTCGTTTAAATGCTTTTTTAATTCACATTTCGTTTTTGCAAGGTAGCTCTTTTCGTTTTGCCGTGATTACTATGGCCAGTTCTTTCTCCTTAATAGTTATACCAGAAAAATATTTAATGGCTTCATGAGCTCCACTCTGCTTGGCAATATTTTCTAATCGATTACCAATAATAACCTCTATATTTTCTGATAATTGTACATGGTGCTTTGCCGCCTCATTCAAACAGATTCTACGTTCTTCCATCTCTGTCTTAACAGAAGTAATATGCATAACTATCTCTGTAAACAAATCAGCATTAGTATAATTCGTCAGCTTTGACAAGCAAGCAGTTAAGTACCCGTCAGTTTGATTCATCAATTTATAGCAAGAGCATAGCAACCACCTATCAAAATTACTGCTATGAGCAAACCATATCTTCAAAAAGGATTTATAAGACGTAATCTCATTTACATCAAAATAATGTTGGACGAAAGAACATAAATCGAAATTCTTTGTCAAATCAATCTGTTCTGCCAAAAGTTTCCAATTTTCCTCGTCACTCTCCTGATACAACATATCCCCAAATTCCAAATGCAGTCCCTGTTTCAAGAACTCAAACGCATTCTTTGGACATACATAGCTGAAAGCATTGTCTGGCTGAGCAAATTTGGCATTGGCAAAAATTGAATCAGACGTACTAATGATGGTCTTACGCTTATGTACTTCTGTATTCTTCCAAATACTCAGCCATTCACTTACAGAATGTACCACATTGGCTTGCTCTTCAACATGCTTTACTCCATAACAAGAATCATCATCAACAAGAACCATCGTATAGTTCTCCCCTATCGCATTCTCATCATGCAAATGCCAAACATTTATCTGAGTATCATTTTCAAAAGTACTCATTTTACCCTCCAAACCGATAATAGGGATGTAGATTCTCTGTTGATTCTCCACTCCTTCTACAGATGCTTCTATCGACTTCATGGTCTTGATTAAAGCATCAAAGGTATGGCTTGACTGATTATCATAAAATCTAGCTAATTCAGAAAAAGGAGTAATGACGCTATCACGACCACGAAGAGAAATAATATAGTCTGCAATATGCTCACTCAATTCTTGATAAGTTATCATCAAGTCTGGATAATCATGGTCTATCCATTTATCCACACTCTGAACCGCAACTCCACATTCTTCAAGCATATACATCACAAACTCAAAGCTATCATGAAAGTTATCAAACAGCACAAAACGGATTGGGTAGCGGTTTGCCGTAGCCGCTCCCAGTCCATTTATATTCTTGTCATCCTCTACAAGAGCCTTCAGTTCTTCAAAGGAAGCTATCGTTTTAAATCTATCGTCATCCAACATGCTTTATTATGATATTAAGGGTTTGTTCATCAGCATTTTCGCACAAGTCTTTCAATAACTCACGCATCATCTGACTAGAAGCCAACGGCATCACTTTTTTAGCAACATCGCTTCGCTTCATCTTCAACTCTTGCGTTTCTCCTTTCGGATCTGCTGCAAGTTTAGAATTTTCTTGTTCATTGCCATCGGTATTCATCCAAGCAGGGGTTGCACCAGATGTTTCACCTTGTTGCGCAGCCGCACGCTTGAACTTTTCTCGCTCTTCCTGATAACGCTTTTCATTTTCCTCACGAAGACGTTGTTGCTGCTGTGCCAAACGCCAATTCTTGAGAGTATCCTCCACTCCACGTTCCGTCCAAAGTCCAATAGTTCCTTCCAAATGTCCTTCCAGAAATTGCTTAGCCTCAGCAAACTCCGACTCTGTCATATTGATATATTCCAGAGTCATGACATAATTTTTGAAACCAGTCTCAAAGTTATTGGCAGATTCGAGCAAGAGGTTTCCCAAGTCTATATTGTTCTTCAATCCTTCTGCAACTCTACTCATGAGCTGAGGATTCTTTACACTTTCCGAATCGGTAATTACCTTGATGATTCCATCAATCAGTTCTCTGTTCTCGTCAGAACACTCTGGCACATATTTTAAAGACCAAAGAGGATAACCAACACTAGCAGAATACTCATGAGTCATAGCCCAACGTGCATCTGTCAAGCTACTGACATCAGAATACCCAGGAAGTCTATCTAACTTAAATCTCTTTATTAGATTTTTTGTTATGCTACCAGCTTCCTTACTCTCAAACATAAAGTTAAGTTTGGTAGAAGTTTTACCACTTTCCCAAACCTTGAACATCTCTACAATATCATCAACTAAATGTTTAGCTGTTCTCGGCTTACCATTAGTATCAAATATTTTTCCTACATATTTACGCATGGCAAATGCAACCATCGCCATTGGACCATAAGACTGGAATAATCCATAAGGTGGTTTTGTCAAATCTAATAGTTTTTCACCCAAATTAAAGACTTGATTATTTGTCCTATATCTCTTCAATACAGAATCTATATAATTCGATACTTTTTTCAAAGGATGTTCCTCGCCTACATCTTGCTTTCATTCAAGGTTATCATCTAAGCTATCCTGGAAAAGATATTCAACATGCTTGGCTTGTGGCACCAACTTGTCATACACTTCTAGCTTCGTATTATAAGACAATACTGAATCCACAGTTGCCTTTACGGATGCTTTTTTCCAGTAAGTATTTGAACTACGCATTTGAATCAGCATCAAAGACTCCAAACCTGCCGTAAATATCTTTGGCGCAATATTCGTATTTAAAGCAGATGCAATTTTACTGCCTGAGATAACTCCCTGTTCTGAATGTAAATACCAAGTTATACTTCCACTCCGTATTTCACTCATCCAATTAGAAATCATCTCTTCCGAATTCTTGGAATATGTTTCCTTTTGATCTGCAAGTCCATGCTTTTGGGCACAAGTTGCATTTGCTTGATATTCGATGAAACGCTCATATTTCTTCTCGTCCATTGGTGTTTCCACGACAAAGAAACAAATTTTCAGAAAACGCTCATCTTTTACCGCTTTTTCTACTATAGCTTGGAGTTCTAGAAGTTCCTGCTTTGTTCGTCCTACAAATATTGCTAAAACCACAGAATAAGATAGAGCTGTTCGAGAAAAATTCTCTAACTTATTCAGCAGCACATATTCATTACTTGACAAAGAGAAAAACTTAAAACTCACCTGACGTGTAGCCTTCAAAAGCCATTTATCTATCATTGCATTAGCAACACCTCCATAGACAATAACCTCATCAGTATAGAGGTATGTTGTCTTTCGCAAATCGTCCTTTATGCCTTGAATTTCATTGGATGGAAGAGCAGTGTACAAGATAGAGTAATTGCCATCAGGTTGTCTTTGAATAATGCCCTTTTCATTAAAATAAGCTAATATGGCAGGAACATTATCATACAACATTGTACCCTCAAACAACTTGAGGATATTTTCTTCACTTGGAGTTACACTTGACTCATTGGCTATATTATTCAAAGCATTCAACAGCAAAACACCTTTGAATACAGCTAAATACTCATTACCCTGTGCTTCTACTGTAACATGATTCGAATTAAACCTTTCCGTAACAGCACCAAAACGCACAGAATCACTTTCAAAATACTCTTGAACGTAATCCCATAGATAATCCGAAGTTATAGTTTCCTTATTTGCATAGGCCTCTTCATCATCAAAGAATGCCTTTACTTCATTGCAAGCCAAGAACTCAAATACACTTCTACTTGAAGAACCTGCTTCTCGAGCAAAATAGGTTGCCAAGTTTGCTGTCGCAGGGTGCAATGGGAACAAGTTAGACAAATCAGCTTTTGTCTGCGATGGATCTGTTGACGAACTAGAAAACTCCGTTAACAATTCATCCAAGATAGAACAAAAGTACTGGCGATGCAGTTCGTATTTTTCCCTATCTTCCACCTTAAATTTCTTGGACATAATTCTAAAAGCAGAAACTGTTTCCATGTTGTATGTCACATAATGGTAACGTCCCATAGTTTGGGTTCTTTCAGCCTCCTTCAGTGAGTTCAGTGCAGAAGGATGAGACAAAAACAAGAAATAAGAGTCATTCTCAGGGCTCATCATTGCTTCTGCTATATTCTGCAAGATTTTAAGCAACTGAACGCCTATATCAGAGCGCACAATATCAGTAAACTCATCCCATATAATCAACAAACCTTTATACGTTCCTTGCTTACGCAATTCCCCCTGCACTTCAAAAAGCCAATTTTGCAAATTTGCAGTTTGAAGAGGAATACTATAACCTCCATTCCGTAATGCCATACGCATCCTATCCAGTACCTCTGTATCACAACTACGGAGTCTCGACTTCAACTTATCTGTACTTGGAGCTACACTTCTCAATTCATCATTATTCTGAATCAGCATTTCCCAAAATGCTGGTTCATTTTCAATATGTTGAATATAATTATCAAAGTCTGTTTGCACGGTAATAGAGATACCTTCTTTTTTCAAAGCATTCTTTACCTCTTTTTGTAATTGCAGGGACAAATCTGCCTCATGGGCAATATCTTGTTGTCCATATAAGTTAACAGGAAAAAGACGAGTATTATGGCGCAAGTTCATCAAGGAATTTCTTAACAAGTCGTATTTCGAGTCATGATATTCCTCATCTACGTATTCTGTTATCTTATCAATTGAATCACACAATAAATGCTTCAAGACAGCACCTGCATGACTTTTACCAGAGCCATAAGTACCTGCAATCCAAATAGGCTTATGATTATCAGCATCATTGTTACGAACAGCACTTATCGTCTTTCGTAACAAATCATTAAATTGGTCATTCGCTATAAAGGATTTCCAATCATCAAGTCCTTCATACTTAATATTGTAAGCTGGTTTCATTGAACGCAGCGTTACGATGTCATTATATTTAGTCGCCATAAGTTTTATTTTACATTAAATGTTTCAAAACATCAAAGCTATCAATATCATCACGCAGAGTGATGCTATCTAGCCCCATATTAAGTTCTGCTATCAAGAGACGATCTTTAGCCGAGTTTAAATTTCTCAGTTTTTTAAAGAACACCTCCTTACCAATACCAAACTCTTTAAAAGGTCCCTTACAACAAGTTTCATTATAGAAGTCTGACACACGTAACGCCTTCACTCCATTAGCTTTAGAATACTTGTATAAAGAATATGCAATTGCCACATCTGACACACTATCATGCGCCATTCTAAGATAATTATTCTTTCCTTGTACAACACCTTGCCCCATATCCTCACCTATTGGAGAATACTTGAAAACCTGCAACAATGCCCCCATAGAATATACTACAGAAGAACGAGAAAAACTTGCCCCAAATGCTTCCAGTGCCAATTCATCCAATAAAGGCTTCGCAAATGTTTGATTTACCTTAATTTCATTTACGTACCAATCAATAAGTGTATTATTATGAACAAGATTAACCCAAATAATCTCCCATATTAAATCACTCTGGTCTATATAATTTTCCGAACAAAAAGTTCCCAACTCTGTTAGCTTACATTTAGAGTCAATAAACTCTGCATCTTTAAGCCAAGCCTTAAAGCTGTCAACCTGTTTATTACCCAAAGAATTACATGTCCAAAAAGACTCTGGATCACTCAAAAATTCCTCCACCCATTCTTCATGGATTCCAAACGTTCCATATTTGGAAATGCTTCCAATCTTGCCTTTATCTTCCATATTAGTTATTAATGAATTTGCTACTATACAGCCATTATCATGAAACATCAAGCATTTATGACAATGTACACATTTATCTTTATTAATGTTCACCGTAGGATATACTGACAATGCACCTGTTGGGCACTCAACCTCACAACCTTCACAGTTAATACAATACGCACTTTTATAGACAACTCGTTTTAACAAGGGTATCAACTGAGGTTCCGTAACATTTGGTACCGTAAAAGTATAATTTTCCTTATCAGTATATTCTATATCAAACTTATAAACTTTATCTTTAATCTTTAATTCTCCATTTATTTTTTTGCCTTTTTCCTTTGTATTAAATACACCAAGAACAGGCAACCAGTCTATAATCTGCTTATGTCCCCCAATAACTTTTGCCGAAAATTTTGGAGTAAGCGACTTAAACATAACCTTGGTACGAGTTGTTTCCAAATTTCGACCACTCGCACGCAATTTCCATTTTCTTTCTTTGATATATTCGTCTAAATTGGGAATCCTCCTTTGCTTAGCCATATCAATAATTCTATCTAAAAATGGAGACAACTTGGAATGATATGTTCTATTTACAATCATATCATCCCAAGGAGAAGAGAATGGACAAATTACGCATCCAACCCTTGGTTTACCTAATCGATAGGCCTCATTAATATAATGCCCATACTTGAAAAGGTATAAAAATATCTCTGTCGTATTCCAACGTAGAATAGGACGAGCATTTATTACAGTGGAATGTTTTACTCCCCTACCAATTCTTTCATAGTTAGAACGCATCTGACTTTCTTCTGCACGAACACCTTCAAAGGCCAACACCTTTAATTGCTTATTATCTTGTCCTTTCATGGTTCTATACAAAGGAGCAGTCTTCATGATAGCGCAGCACCATCGATGTTTATCGCTAGGTGTGCCTATCTTATCCCAATAGTTCAAAACACTATCGTGATTACGAGCTAATGAAAATTTCAAGTCAGGAAACTTCTCCTTATATTGCGTTTGAATCTTATCGTATAGTTCCAAAGAAGGTGGCAATTCATAGCCTGTATCACTATAAATGTAAGCGGCTCCGCGTTTATACCATTGTAGACTTCTCATTTATTCGTACCTTTGC